TTGAGCGCCTCGAGATGCTATTTGTGATTCAATATCTCGCCCATAGTATTTGGACTGCTGACCTAAATATCCAGTATTTGCATTTGCAAGTTCCGCTTGAGCGGCTCGAGATGCTATTTGTGATTCAATATCTCGCCCATAGTATTTGGATTGCTGACCTAAATATCCAGCATTGGCATTTGCTTGGCTTGTTTGCGCGCCTTGCAATCCTATTTCTGATTGTGCTATAGGGCCATACCATTTGGATTGCTCGCCAACATAACCAGTATTTGCATTTGCAAGTCCCGCTTGAGCTGCTTGCAAAGCCATATAAGACTCTTTGCCGCGCCCATAATATTGGTTTTCTAATCGTTGCTTTTTAAGCTTCTCTTCTGCCTGATGATTCGCAATAGCTTTCTGCATAATGGTCGCATACGGATTAACTTCATCAGAATCAAGTTTTCTTGGGTTATAAAATGTAAATGACATGATTGTCCTTATTAATTGCCAAATGAGAATGCAGAGCCAATCTGACCCAGGGCATCACTGCGAGCTTTATTTTGTGCCGCTTGGCCATTATAAGAATAAGCACCTTGTTGAGCCAAGGTTTGGGCTATCATATTGGCTTGCTGGTCACCGGCGTTTAATCCGCGATTCATTGAGTTTTCACCGCCTTGCAGTCCTGTATTATACAGTCCTGTGGCTTGACCTAGCCAATTATTGTAATCCTGGCTTGCAAGACCTGAAGCTATTCCCATGTTTTCTTGTTCATGTTGAGGTGAACCTGCCATCCCACCAGCTGCGGCAGCATGACCTGATCCTTGTAATGCTTGCTGTAAAGCGAATTGAAAGCCCGGTGATTGCTGATAATTTGAGCCAATATCATTAAGTTTTTGACCTGGATTACCAATTAGTTTTTGATACTCTTCTTCCATAGGCTTTATTTGGCGTTGTCCTGCCTGAGAATAAGGGTCAAAGTATCCAGATGTTTGTCCAGGTATTTGACCAACTATTTTATTGGCTTCATCTGCTGGATTTTTCCCAGGATTTGCTAATCCAAAAATACCAGCAGCAGCACCAACAGGATTGACATTCATCCCGCTTCCAAAACCAAACAAACCATGATTAGCCATGTTAAATCCTTTTAAATTGCCACCTAAATGGCGCTCATCTTGAGTCTTAATTCGTACTAATATACACCAATAATGCGTTTAAGTAAGTGTGAATGTTTTCCAGTCTGCCGTGACAATATTTGGTGGTGTTGCGCCATCGTAAGTAATAATAAACATTTTTGGAACTCTATTCGTACTATCAAAAACAGCTTGGCCACTGATATCAGGTATTACAAGTTGGCTTCTATTTGGTGTTTCATTCTGCGGCAAAGGGAATCCGATGTAAGGAGTGTATATTGCCTGAATAGTTGCAATCTCTGCGGCCGTTAACTGAGGGAATAAAATCCCTTCATTCTTAAAGTTATCTTGAAGGGCTTGAAATAAAGAGCTTAGGCCTAAATCCCAAAGCTGAGTTAAATTACCGTCTTTATCAACGATAGGATTTTCACGCGGGTAATCAGGGAATATCGCTGACGGTTGCTTTGTTTGTTCAGTTAACGGCATATTAAGTCCTTATATTGGCAACGCCATTGGTTGCCACAAAGCGTCCTAGGCCATGAAATTGGAACTGGATCACCGAGTCATTACTAAGACCACCCTGCCACCACATTAAACGGTTTCTACGCTGCCCTATGGGGTTTAAATCATATCCCCATGATTGCCCAAACGTTGCGCCGCCATCGTATGACAAAGACGAATCGACCCGTGGCGTTGAGTAAATGTACGCATCTTGTTGCGCAATCAGAATATTGCCATTATCCAAAAGATAGAAGTTTTGAGCTACCAGGTATTCTCCATCCTGAGTAATAATAGGATTTCCATCTTGCGTAATTAAAAATAAGAAATCTGTAGGTTCCGTTTCTATTGGGCAACCGCATTGCGTTATTAAAACTATTTCGCCTATGTCTTGTTGTAAGTAATCTGTCTCACCCGTTTCAATCGTGAACCCATAATCATTGATAATGAAATAATCTTGGCTTGGGCTGCGTATATTCTTACAACTTCTGATGCGTGGTATCTCATGAGTTAATACATTTCCTGCTTTATCAGTGTCTTGATAGGTGTAAAAACCTGTATCAAAAGAAAATAATTCGCCATTATTTCGTGAAACAAAATAATATTGATTGTTGAAAAAGGCTATTTCTGAGGCAATGAAGTAGTCCAGATTTTGGTCTGATGCGTGACAAAACTTGTCTTGATTAAAGTCATAGAACAAGGACACGTTATCTGAATAGAAATTGATGTGGTAAAACAAGTGCCCGTCTTGTCGATACAAGAACCCTTGTGAATCTTGTGGGTTTTGGAACGTAGACAAAAGATAATCAATGCCGTCCGTAGTAATTTTTTTAGGCATTCCTCCATCACTGTACATAATAATAGGGCCTGATTTCTCATTAGCGGCCAACCATACTACCAGTTCATCCATATAAGCTACTGATGCAGGACTAAGACAGCCATAATCAATGTTAAATTGGTTATTACGTTGGTATGGGAATAGCTGAGCACCTGTATCAAACCATGCTTCTGTGGTAATAGACCCCATAACGAAGATTAAGTTACCTTTAGAAGGAAATCTCACTACTGCCTGTACATTGTCAGGCTTAGACTGTAATAGCCCTACATGAGCAGCAGTAGAATCCCATCCCCCAGGTGAGCCATCATTCTCATTGGATAAGCGCCAAGTATTATTAGCCGGAGGGCTATAAGTCGTATCATTAGAAGCAGCCAAAATGAAATACGTGTCATGGAACGTTAAATAACCAGGTGTGAAGTTCAATGGAACTATCTGAAACTGAGGCGTTAACAAAGGGTCATAGATATAAAAATTTACGCCATCACTTATACCAATCTGAGGCTTGTTGTTCTCAGCAATATAAACAACACCTGTATTAGTCTGTAATTCACCAATTTTAGTAACCTGAGAATAATCAGGTCTTAAATTCTGCTGTGAGAATACAATGTTAACCAAATACACATTAGCGTTAATGACTACAACCAATCGATCAAGTTTAGTGCTTGTGAATATTCCTCGGCCTTCAATACCATTGTTGAATTTTGAATTACCAATAGCAATTTTATAGCCAGAGTAAGGTACAAGCCAGTTGTCACTAACAAACATGTTGTATGTCTTCTCGGTGCTAATTTTAGCATAGCGACCAAACGTTGAGCTACCAACGATGTTAAGTTCTTGTGGTTGTGAATTCTGGCTTCGTGTAATCATTAGTTAAAACGTCCTTGTATGACATCCTTGTCATCCTTCGCACTTTAGTGCTTCCCCACTCCGAATAACTTTGGTCGCCATCCTATCTCAATAACCCATACATTAGGAAGGACGCCAACCGTGGCCCAAATTCGCATCGCCGTAGTTGTACCCTATTTGCTCATTATTATTAAGAATTGACTGCTTTATAATGCTCAAGTCAGGCGGTGATATATACATTAACTTACGCTTGTAGGACTCAAGTATCTTCGCTGACTGAGGATTGAATATGATACCAAATTCGGAGCACATAAACTCGGCCAGGGCGTAGCGAAGGTACTCCAAATAGCTCGAGTCATAGCCTTGATTAGAGCTATTAATAAACCGATAAGGCACGCACTCACTAACGTTGCTCATATCAGTATCAAGACATACATCAGTCAAAAACAGCTTAACCATGGCTTTTAATGGGTAACAACTAGCCGGTTTAAAATAAAGACCAAGATTGCCGCCACCTAAAGAACGGTTGTAGTTCCATGAAAATGGCAATGTGGAAATATTATCAACACGCGCAGAGCCATAATAATTGCGCCTTGTAACAGACTCCATGGGATATCGAATCACATTAATATTAAAAGTTATCGATTCAATAGCGGCCACATAAGGCAAAAAGTAGTATTCCTGTTTAGGAATCGCATTAAATTCAATATAAGTCCAATAAGGAATTAAATCAGTTTCAATCTGCTTGAAATCAAGAAGCGCATTAAGCAAAAACAATCCATCAGAAGTCTGCTCGCCAGTAGGAACTTGCAAATTTCTTCCAACAATTCCAGATAAAAACCAAGCGCGGTTAATCAAATCCTTGGCCAAATAGCATTTTAATTTAGGGCCTCTTTGAAATCTGTTATTTCTTCTGCAATTATCGCATTCGTTCCTATCACCGCAATCATGGCATTGACCGCCTTCATTGCAATTTCTAGGTGAATTTTGCTCATTGCAATCATCTTGACGTCTTCTGTCATGACAATTATTGCATGGGCTATCAGGATATCGATTGTGGCAATCATCATAACCGCCGCAGTCTCTATTATCCCTGCAATCATGGTGATGATGCTCATGATGTACAGGAGCGCAAACTTTATTAGGCGGAACACAAGGAAGATTCTGTTGTCCGCAGTCGCATGGGCGATTTTCTCTCAGGCACACGCAAACCTGATTTTGTTGTACACAATGGGGATGTGGTGGAACATAATTATTATTGTTCCACCTAGGTTCCTCACAATAATCAAAAGGGCCGCATTGATTACTATAGTTTCCATAAGTCATAATACTCCCCTTGTCTTCAAACACATACACTATATCCATTTACATAAATACTTACTGTATCTGTACCTGATACTTTATATTGAATCACCGGAGATGGAAAAGGAAGAGGACTTACTGTTACATGCTGCGTTATTAAAGTATTAACGCTAGTAACATTAACACCAGCGACTTGACCTGTAATTACTACTTGTCCAACTGATGACGTGCTTCTTCCACTTGCAAGAGTTAATGTATCTCCAGCTGCTCCAGAAGAAAATACTGTTGATATTGAAACAGGGATATTTTCTATATCGGGAATAAAATTAAATAGATTAACATAAGCAAAAGTATTTGATGATCCACCAATTACAGATGTTAATTGCGGCGTATCATATGTAAACACTAAGTCATTGCCTAAACCATAGTAATAACCATTAAGCCATAATTTATTATTATCTGTGCCCCAAAAACCAATAAGTCTATTGGCATCATATCCAGCAGGCATCAAAGGGCCAGGAGGTACGGCGAATATATTTAATGCACCTGTAGCCACAGCTGAAATCGGCATATAGCCCCGAGAATCAGCAATTATATAAATTGCATACATGGTATTGGCCAGTATATGGCCTTGATCAAGCCCACCAGCGCCATTAATTGTATTATCTATGCGCACTGGAGCGCTCGTTATCGCACCATTTATATTCGGATTAAAATCGCCAAAATTAATGTCAATAATATCGTTAGAATCCCGACAATTTCCTGCCAATACACTTAATTTTGTCTGAGGGTTAAGAGTGCCATTAATTGATGTGCTGTTTTGTACAGTCAACCCATATTTATAAAGATAAGGAATATTTATTATTGGATAATTTTCCACAGAATCAGTCATAAACATTCCTTAAATTTATAATTTTTTATATTAGGACACAGTGAAGGTATAGTTGTTAACCAAAAACGATACCTGGTCGCTTGAACTTGTGACCTTGTAATCAATAGATGGATTGCTTGCTGATACACCAGCAATAACTTGAACGAACTGTTGTTGTGGAACACCAGCAGCAATACCCGTTACAGTTACAAGACCAGCAGTAGCAGTACTGCCTGTAGGCCTAAACTGAACTACATCGCCAATAGCTGCAGGTGTAAACAATACATCCAATACAACCAATACAAATTGGTCTGTAGTAGTTGGTACGGCAGTTGTTAAAGCTTCTGCTGTGAATGTAGTGGCGTTTCCACCAGCAACAATCGATACTTCTGGTTGCAAGTAGAATTGTTTCGCATACTGCATATTCAATACATCGGCAGCAACAAAATGCGTAGAGCCATCAGTTTGAACAAATCCTAACAAACGATAAGAATCGTAACCCCTAGGAAGCAAAGGAAACGCATTGCTATAAAGTGTCAAAATACCGGCAGTAGGAAGTATATTTTTAGAATCTGCAATTAAATAGATGCAGTAAAAAGAACTTGCAGCAAGAACGCCACTATCAATACCATTGGCACCTACTACAGCACTATTAACAAACAACGGCGCTGGATAGGTCAAAAGGTTAGGAACACCATAACCATTTGGATTGATTGGTGGATAAAAGTTTGTAGCTGTTGCGCTTGCACCTAAAGGAGCAGGATAAGTAATATTGTCAATATTAGGAAAGCTTACAGGCATATCAATCATGTTATTGGAATCACGCGCTTGACCAGGAGCAATCGCAATAACTGTATTTGATGCAACGGAAATATTTAAACCGTTAATATATAAAAAAGGCAATCTAAAGATTGGGTCATTTTGTACTTGAACTGTGGCCATTTTATTAATCCTTAATAATCGTTAATTAAGTCGGTTACTCAATGTAACCGACTGAACCTTATTAGCCTTTAATCTCTAAGTTGGATCAACCTTGGGAAAGGGGAATCATATAACGCATTGAATATTCTGGGACGATAACTGAACCATGAACTTCATCATAAATCATACCAGTCTGATTCTGACCGAATAAAGAACCATAAGTCAGTCTCAATGATGCGCCCGTTTCTTCGTCAAACTCATTTGCCGTATCGTACGGTGCTTGCTCAGGCAATTGAGGCATAGCCAAGTAGAATGCTTCACCGCCCAAAATACCGCCGCAACGATGTGATGGATAAGTTAATATTTGCATCCCAGCAGCTATAGGATTATTTAAGTTTTGATTTTGACCACCAGCCCAGTTCAGCGCAGGGGTAATACTTAAAGTCACAAGACCTGTAGCATTAGCGCCAGCATTGGCAATAGCTCTGAATTGAACCTGGTTAGCAGATGGGAAGTGACCAATAAAAGTGAGATATCTCATATTGGGCTGATTCGCCACTCCATCAGCCATTTGGAACAAATCGCCTGCAAATACAGCGTTAACATCGCTATTTGTAGCTCCGGAAACAGTGATTTGAGTTACGTTTTGACCAGTAGGATCATTAGTGCTTACAACTGTCAAGGTTTGTGCATTAACGCCAGTGTTACCTGATACATGAATTGGCATTAAATTTGATTGGTAGTATTTAACTAAAGGAGTACCGAAATCACCAATTTCCCATGACATTGCGATGTCATCATTACGATGGGGAACAAATTGGTTTAGACCATTACCAACGATTGCAGGAACAACGGTATCAGGAAGATATACTTT